GAGAGCCGTCTGAGTTGTCCCGTGAGGACGAGATCGGTTACGGCGAGGTTATGGGGGATCGATACGATTCGGCTGAACAGGAGGCACTACGCGATTCGATAAGCAATGGTGATTTTGTGCTGGTTGAACGCTGGCATAATCGGATGGAGCGACGCGAGGTGATGTTCGCACCGGGGGTAGATCAACCTATACTCGACGTTCCTCATCCGTTCCGTAAGATGGTGTTTCCGCAAGTCATGGATATGCTCGGCCAACCTGTGTTTGACATTGATCCAGTTACCGGGGAACCGACGGAGCCTGTATTGGATTTGAATAACGGCACCGAGTCACCGGGATGGTTGGTGGAGCAGGGATTCCCGTTTGTGCCGATCAAGTTCGATCTATCGCAAGAGTCATTCTATCCGCTGGGACATCTCAAATACATCGAAGATATCCAGAATGCAATCATAGAGCAGGTGTCACGTATCAGTGATATGCTGAAGCGCACAAGCCGCATGACAGCGATACGCAATTCTGAGCTGGAGAACAACCCGGAGATAGCTGAGATATTACGCACGGGTAGAGACGGTGAGTTTGTCGGCGTTGAAGATTTGGCAAGCATCCGGGAATTGAATTGGGGTAGCATACCGGGCGACGTATATAACTACTTCGGGTTAATGCAGGGCATGGAGTCAGAGATCGCCGCATTAGCTCCACCACAAGCTGGTGAGAGCGATACAGCAACAGAGGCGGCGGTAGTGGCCGCGGCGGCACAGATCAACGGCAACTGGATGGAAGCCGCGGTCAATGGGTTCTATGAGCAGTTGGTTCGCAATGCGTTTCAGATTATGGGCGATCCACGTTATACGCCAGAGCAGTTCGCTGAGAACGTCGCACCTGAAGGCGATCAGCGTGTGGTGAGAGCATTAACGACATCAGACTTTCTCTATTCGTATCGCATTGAGTCGAAGGTTGGCTCCACTCAACCATTATATGCCCAACTGGAGCGCGATAGAACAATGGCGTTTGTTTCGTGGGCGGCGAATCGACCAAACTACGATCAGGTCGAAATTGATAAATTGGCCGCTCAAGCTAACGGAGTGCAAGACATTGAAACGGTTATGGCCGATCAGGACAATATCGAAGCAGAAAGGGCCGCGCAATACGAGAATGATCGTGTACTAGTTGGTCAGGCTATCGAAGTGTTACCACAACAGGATCACGGAGCGCACATAGGTGTCCATAGTATGTATCGTGAACACCCTCAATACGTTCAGTTGATGCAACAGGCACAAGCTCGTGATATGATGGGTGGCCCGGCAAATCCACAAGCAGGTCAGATGATACAACAGATAGACCAGCTCATAGGCCAACACATACAGGAACACGAACAAGCCGCACAACAGGAACAGCAGGGAGAGACGAGTGTAGGAGGGTCACAGGAAGCGGCACAAGTCGCACAGACTCAACCTGATTTAGTATCACAGGTCCAGAGTAATGCACAGCGCACGTCGGACGCAATAATTAACCAGAGTGAGGGGTAATTGGCGGCTATTTCATCATTTGCCGGGCGGCAACGTCAACAGTCGCCAGATATCAGTGAATACATACTAAAGCTACTAGAACAGACAGGTATAGCTAATCCCGATACGGATTACTCGCGGTTGGCAGAGATTGCAGTAGAGCAGTCGTTACCGGGTATGCTGGAGACTACGAAGGAAACAGTTGGTGATATCGGCAAGGCGGCACAGTGGATGTATGACACACCAGTAGTGGAACAAGTAGCCGCTGGTGTTAGAGGCTTAGATAAGGTGAAAAGCGCACTACCGAAGGTTGTCGATGTGGTATCGGAGCAACCGGGAGAAGTAGCCGATGCAATAACGGGTGGATTGAAGCAGGGGTTTTACGATAGGGGTGTTGGAGGTGTTGCTGGTATTGAGGATGTAGTTCCGTTTGGTATGGCGATGGGCATGGCCGGGAAGGTTCCAAAGCTGGTCAAGACAATAGGCGCGGCTAAGATAGGCGATAAGGTAACGCCCGATTTTTCCGGGGATGAGCTGTCCACATTAGCAAAGGCGCAATTTGGACGGACCGACGACCCTTATCAAGCGGGCTATATAATGGACGACGGTGACATGTTGGATTTTAGTGGTGGTGTTAGCGATGAACCTTATTTCGCGGGACATACGAGAAATAGAGACCACAGAGAAATTAGCAGTTTGGAAACGGGTGCGGGTGACATGGCTTTGATTGACGTCCGAAATGATCCCGGTTCAGCACATGGCTACATGGTTGATTTTATGAATCGAACTAATGCTGTTCGTATAAGCGTATCGCCGGGTATGGGTAACAAGCCGCCATTTGTAGATTTTGAGTTTGCGGGTGTGCCGTCACGAATGCAACAAGTGAAGATGCGTAAGATTATGAAACAAATAAATGCAGATCATGCGGCTTTTGATTTAGTTGATAACGAAGGACGAGGCATTAGATCGACGGCGGTAGATATGCCGCAGGGGTATCATTTAGAAGCCTTTTTAAATCCAGATCCAGACGACTTAGAAGATTACGGCATGACGATCTATGATAATATGGGTAATCCTATGAGCCGGGAAGCTATAGAGGCGTTATCGACACCTGAAGCGTCGTCGGATGTGCCGAAACTAATACAGACAGTAGGATCGTCTAAGATGTTAGATGAATTGAGCCCTCAAGAATTGTCAGAGAAAAACAATATTGTCGAGAAGTTTGGTTTAAGCATGGGATTAAGCCCGACATTGACAGAAAAATTAAAAACAAGCGAGTTATTGGATTCGTCACTAAACAATATCAATAACAAACAAGATTTAGATCAATGGATAGGGCAAGTCAGAAAAAACGATCCTGATAAATATCAGGAAATAATAAGCGGCGACGAATGGTGGAGAGAGTTGCGAGGTCTTGTCGAAAATAATCCAACTCAATGGAGAAAGTTACGCAAAGAAGTAGAACAAAAAGAATTGCGTAAAAAGATAGGAGGTTTTGATAAAGACGTATATCACGGCTCGACGTTTAATATATCAGAATTTAAAACTGAAAATTTAAATCCATCCAGCTATATGGGTAGAGGTCATTATTTTACCACTTCACCCGAAGATGCAAGTGTTAATTATGCAAGTTTAGATTCTCCAGATATAAAAGCAAAAAATTTAGAAATAAAAGACGCATTACGGGAAAAAGAAATAGAAAGAATTAAAAAACAATTAAAAGAATTAGACGATTTATCATTAGAAGAACAAAAAAGGTTTAATCAAGAAAATCCCGAAGCGTGGAATGCCCTTCACGACGAACTATGGGATTTAGAAAAAAATAAAACTGATAAGTTTTTGAGTAAATTAGGACAGTCTTATCTTCGTGATGACATATACTTTAATGATCCAACTTTAGCAAAATATACAGCAGAAGATATCAAGGCGATAGACCCTAATTTGCCAGTGATTGGTGAAAATCAGGGAACTGTTTACGATATTTCTTTGGCCGTAAAAAATCCATTTCGCATTAATTCTGATGATGCTGTTTTTTATCGCAATTACAAATACGATGCTAATGGAGAATTAATTTCAGACGATGAAGGTTCGTATGGTGATTTGTTAGACGCAATTTGGGAAGTGTCAACCGAATGGTCGAAAAATGAAGCACCTAACTTAGATCCAAATAAAGTAGTTGCAAGGTTTAGTGAGTATGTAGATCACCGTAACGCAGACTTAGACGGGGAAGGTTTAACGCCCAGAGAAGTTCACCGTGCTTTAAAACATATAACAGAGTTTGCAGATAAAGATATTGGATATTTTGAGGTAATGGAGTTACGTCCTGAGTTTCGTCGTCAGATATATGAGCGATTAGGATTTGACAGTGTTATTATGAATCCAAAAGATGCCTTTCCGAAGTTGATGGAAAATTTCGACGATGATATAGAGCATGTTATAGTCTTTCCGAAATACGCCAACAGAATACGCAGTCAACGCGCTCAGTTCGATCCAGAAAAGTCACATCTAAGTGATATCATGGCAACATCTACACCGATAGGAGTAGGGGCGGCTGGTGGGTATGCGGCTACAAAGGAAGATAAATAATGCCATTACACAACTATATATGCGAAGATAATCACGTTGAGAAGGACGTGTATTTCTCGTCGAATAACGGAGGCGCAAAGAAGGTGCGTGAGTGTCCTGAGTGCGGGAAAGAATCACGTATACACTTTGGATCGTTTGGCGATTACAACAGGCTTATGTCCACGCAGGGACACGACCAGTTAATGCCAGATCCGCAGACGGGGATGTTTTACGAAAACGCAACAGATAAGAAGTTGAAGATAAAAGCGTTAGGGTTGGAAGAAGGCGACCGAAAAACAGCGTCGCAGATTGCGGCTGAGACCTACGATGCACAAGCGGAGAGTAAACGCAAGGCGGCAGATACGCCGCAAGCTATTAAAGCAGACAGTATAGATGAGATCATGGGACAAATTAATTGGGATCAAGTGGATCGCGGTCAGACGGGAGATTTGAGCCGCGACGTAGATGACGGATACACATTTTAAGGAGATAGAATATGAGCGAAGTCG